AATAGTTCGTGGGGGCGCCTCTCAGCGCGCACAACTTTCCTGATCAGAAAGTCGGTGTCCAGCCTCGATTTATTATAATCGATCGAGGCTCAACGATTGAAGACGGGTCATCGGTTTGAGGCATCGTAAGATCCCTCAACAACCGAGTCCAGCCATCAAGTTTTGTTCTCTTCTTCTTCGATATAATTCGAGGAAGAAAAAACTCGATGCGCTGGTAGCGTCTGCTAGTCTTCGATCTGAAGTTCTTCGAATTATATTCGACAGCTTCTTCAGGCGAAGAAACGACTTTACATGGATAGGAAGAAAAAGCAGTCCCATACGGAACTTTTCCGTAGGCTTGCTCAATCTTCTTAAACAAAAAGTCACTACATTGGACATATCCTTCAGCAAATAGGGCATTTGCAGTCTGGATATATGAAACGTAGGCAGAACCGTCTGTCTTGCGTCCGCTCCAAAGAGTCTTTAGGCGAATCGGCGTAACACGGATACCCTTAAAGGCATCCATGCCACACGACTCTCTAAAGTTTCCTTGAATACAGCACTTTGAAAGATTGACCTTTAAGTCAAACATTTCAAGTGACTGAATGCTCAGCGTGGCCCATTCGTGGGGGACAATAATGTCATCCCCATAGACGAAAACACGCTTACCCACATATCGCCGTTTAAGTTTTAAGTGGCGACTAATCGACGCAACAAGTAGGACCCAAAATACTGCAGCCTCAACGGGAAAGCACAACGCTGACCCCATCGGTGCAAATTTCTTGAATTCTACAATTCTTCCATCTGGAAGAAGTGTTGCGCTCGTTCGACATGCCTTCAGAGCTCGTAATAAAGCTGGTGTTCTTTTGAACACTGACTCTACGAGTTCTAAAGACACTCTGTCCGACGCGTCTTTCAAATCAATTGTGGCAAAGCGCTGATCAAGAGAACTTGTCAGTGCAATGGTCCTATTGATTGATTGATCGGTAAAATTAATCTGACCTTTAGTCATTGAAAATGACTCCAGGCGAGATACAATCTTCCGCCCAAGTCCCTGTTGAATCCACTGGTATTCCAGTGGTTCACAAGAGATGAGCCGCGGACCGCGAGAATCTTTGGGGACTGGTATTACCTTGGCACAGCCTTGATCAAGCCGTGTTAAACGCATATACCAATCCTTACGGTCGATTAGTTCAGAGCCAGCACCTACAACGAAATAATCGTAGTAGGGAAACGTCTGGTGTATTTGGTTATACAGACGGGAAAATTCCCACTTTGTATCACCACGTTCACCAGTCGCAACGGCGCCTGGACCGTGACGCGGAGTGATATCCAAAGGATTTAAATCCTTGAATATATCCTCTATGATGAAGGAAGCTACCTCTAAAATTTTAGAGGATTCCTCATCATGAGACAAGCTCAAGCTCTCATCTGTGGAAACAAACCCATCAAGACTTGATGAAATTTGCTCCTCAGTAAATGGAAGCTCTAACTTGTACGCGAAAAACAGAACTTGACGCAGATGTTTTACTGCGCCAGGATCTGAATCGGCCAGAATAGTGCCAGATGCATCAAAAACCAAATTAAAGTATGCCTGCAGAAATGCGGGTATACTATGATTCTTATGACTTCGAATGAAGCCAGAAGGAATCAAGAATTTGGCTGATGTCAATCCCTGGTCCAAAGCTTTACCTAGACTAGGTAAAGTTTTAGTAAGGAAAGACAACCCTTCATGTCGAGCGCGATGTCTTATTGTTAAGACGTCACGCTCTAATGAAGCTTTAGATGCTGCACTAAGTGGATCGCATCGGAGCAATTGCTCCAACAGGTCAACATAAAAGTCGACTTGGCTTTTCAAGGGTTCCATAAGGGACTCCTATCCAAGGCCATGCGATCTGTCATGTAATTACCTTGCCAAAGATCTTATAGATCAGGCGCAGTAATGTATAGGCCGTTGCTACTAGTTTAATAACTAGTGACAACGTCTTAGTGACTATGACGAAGTAGGATTCATATCGTTTATAAACGATAGGAACCCAATCGTTAGAGTCACGGTATCTCTCGATAAGAGCGACACCGCGACTTTTAAGATTCACCTCGTCCTAGTTGTGTTAGCGCAGTGATCCCTGCAAATCCACTGCCGGTGAAACCACCGTCAGCGATTAAATCGACCAAGTTAGCGACTAAGTCGTTCACAATGGTCGCAGTGATCACGCTCGCTTGAGGAACGCTCATTGTGAAATTAATCACAGCGGTCCTAGGCACGTTTTCGGAATCTTGTACAGTTCGAGAGAACTGGACAAGATGACGATCAATAGCGTTAACACCTGCTCCGCTCTTAGTATGCTTAATTGTAAGCAAACCAGGAGCGGCATTGGTAGTTGCTACGTCACGTCTGACAGTACCTTGCGCATCTCGTGAAACGAGTGCGTAAACTACGTCATCACCTGACGCGTCGTCCAGCGTTTGTGTGTCTGTAAATGACATTCGAAGGCTCCCTGTTGATAAGCATGCTAGCTAAGCTGATGAAGCATAGCAGCAAGCAACGTTAGCTGGGAAGGCGACAGTTCGCTTGGGTCCAGCAACCCCAAGTCGAAGGATAGACCAACATTCCTCTCATATCTTTTCGCTACAATGGTACCCTGTGCGAGACTTGAAGGACTCACATAGGGAGCAGTGTAGTGTTCAACTTTATACGTCCAAGTAGAGGTTACTGAATGTGTGACGAAATTAACGTCCCATCCAGGTCCAGGACTTAAACGAGTAAGGTTGTCCAAATGCGTGGAAATTCGGAAGAACCAATCAACGACAAAGCTTAATGGTACTGTATTCCAAAAAGCTTTGACGGGATTATTCAATCCGAGCGCACCGAAAAGACCCCTCAGAAATCCCCATGTATCAGTAACATGATCGAGTGTCTGGGTTACCCACCCAGTTGCCCTATAATCATAGTTAGCTGATATAAGAGAGATTTTACCTCCTAATCCATACCATCCAGGACTCGCACTAGTATAAGCACTCAGATTACTCGGAGTGTATATATTTTGGCGATGAAATCCTAACCGTGTGGGTATCCCGTATGTTCTACGGAGATATTCCATACGATTAACGACTTCTTGGATTATGGATCCTAGCGTGCCTAAGTCCGAAATAAGGTTATCCCAACCAAATTTCTTATTTAGGTAGCCTCCGGAGATAGTTTTCGTAATACTTGCTTCAATTTTTGGCAGTAAAGCCGTTAATTGAGTTAGTCCCTGAAGAAACTCAGCAAAGCTGAGTTGCTCTGGAAACACATCAGAGAAGTAGTTAAAAGCTTCTTCTGAGCAAGTATCCACGATAGTCTGAGGACATAGAGGAGTCACATCTTGATTCGTCGGTGAATTTTGAAACCCTACTTTTCCCAACCACGAATAGTCGAAGGGAATTCTCGGGCGGTTACTAGTCGGCCAGTGAGAATGAATTAACTCACTACCGTAGTACCAATCAAAATCTCCAATCAACGGTATGTTCAAATCAACAACTGTGTGAATACACGGTTGCACTGGAAATCTCCCTTTATAGGGACCCGTCTTAATGCGCTCGTGATAGAAGTCTGCAAAGACCTCTTGACGCGGGAAGGCAAAAAGATCAGGTAAATTCAAATTTAGATTTCTGAATTGATCATTCCGTCCTAGACTGGATGTCCAGTCTAGATCGATAGCAGCACTGCTGACTGGATTCCACTCAGCAACGTTGCATCGAAAACGATCGAATGACGACCAAGACATGAGTTGACCTCCTTTCATACCGCGATCCATCAAACCGCAGCATGTATAAGGAAGACGCAGAAATGCG